AATCCTCTTCTTTTGACAGCAAACGGAACGGACGCCAATATCTCTATCAGTCTTGTCGCTAAAGGCACTGGTGCGGTAATTCATCCAGCGGGGGCGGCTGCAACTCCTAGCATTGTCTTTACTGGGGATACGACAACCGGTTTTTATGATGTAAGTGTGGGAGTTCTTGGGATTTCATGTGCTGGTGCAAATGTGGCTCACGTTTCCGCAAAAGGTATTGCATTAGGAACTGCGGCACCAACAAATGCTGCAACAAATACTGTCTCTATTCCAACTGGAACGGCGCCTACAGGTGTTGGAGCGAATAGCGCTGCTTTTTATGCAGTCACTGCTACCAGTAATGCGGTCAATACGCGTACTCTTGGAATGTTTTCTGACGTAAGCCCTGTAGCTGCTGTTGCTTTGACCGCTATAGATCATAGTTTCCCTGTAGTTATCAATGGAACGACGTATTATATCCCTTGCAAAGCAACCCAAGACTAATACCAAGAAAGGATTATTTAAATGGATAACAAAATTGAAAAAATTGAATCTGAGATCAAAAGGCTTGAAGAGCAGCTCAAGCAGCATAAGGAATATCTTGTAAAATTGCAAAATGAGCTTGATGTTGTTCAGGGTAATATTTCAGTGATGACGGGTGCTATACAAGCATATCAATCAACAATTCAGGTTTTAAAAGCTGAAGAAACTCCAACTGTTATAGAGAATGCATGAGACCAGTTGCAGTTACATGGCCTGCCCCTTCAACGACGTATATTGCTTTGGCGCAAACGTTGAGTGCTGCCGGTAATCTAGTATTAAATGGTGGCGGCGGAACGCCTGGCTTAAATACTCCTGTTGTTGTTTTTCCAGGATTTACAAGAGTTGTTACGTTAACATCTACTGCTAATCTGAGTGGTATTAACTTTACCATTACTGGCACTTTGAATAACTCTACTATTTCTGAAGTTCTTGCAGGGCCAAACAATAACACTGTAACATCTACAAATATTTATGATTCAATTACGAGTATTGCAGCAAGTGCTGCCTTTAATCCAAATACTGTGAGCGCAGGAATTGGAGCAACAGGAAGAACCCAATGGACAAATTGGGATTACAATGCGCCCGTATGTAATTATTCTGTGCAAGTTGCGGTGACAGGAACGATTAATTATACGCTCAATGTAACATTAGATGATGCAAACGTAGCTTCTCCTACATTAACGGCCCCTATAACTGCTTTAGCTAATGCCACGACGACTCAATTGGGAAATTTAACGATTCCTGTGAAATGGATGAATGTGAAGATTAATTCATCAGGAGCAGATGGCGCGTTGGTTGCAACATTTTTAAGACAGGGACATTCACATTGAGCAGAGCAAAAAAACAATTTATTCAAGAAGCTATTCATCATCCTGGGGCATTGCGCGAGCAATTACATGTTCCCGAAGGGAAAAAGATTCCAGTAAAAAAATTAAATAAAGCAGCTCATTCTAAGAATTTACTTTTAAAAAGAAGGGCTATTTTAGCCAAAACATTAAGGAAATTACCAAGACACACTGCGCCTCATTAGGATAGTCAATGTCAACATCTGGAACATATAATTTTGGATCAACAATTAATGATCAATTTATTATTGATTCCTATGAACGTTGCGGAGTTTTACCTGATTTAATAACTGCTGAGCAAGTTCAATCTGCAACACGTAGTGCCAATTTACTTCTTTCTGAATGGATTAATAAAGGATTAAACCTTTGGACAATTCAACAATCTATGTTGAATTTAAATTTAAATCAAAGTGCTTATCTCCTTCCTTATCCTACCAGTGATGTTTTAGAAGCAACAATTCGGACATCACAAAGAAATTTAGGAGGGACAGCATTTTCTAGCGCTGGTGGTAATGCTCAAAATGCTTTTGATAATAATCCGGCAACGGCTTGTACACAAACTGCACCAAATGGGTATATCAGTTATAATTATGGAGCAAATGCGCAATATGCAATCGCGCTAGTTGGCATACAGTCAAATGCAACTTTGACGTACACTTTAGTTTGCGAATATTCTTCCGACAATGTTAATTGGATTCTTGCTTTATCTATTCCTGCTCAAACTTATATACAGGGTATTAATCTTTGGTTTGTGGTTCCTGTTCCAACGAATGCGCAATATTTTCGTGTGAGAGAAACCAATGGAACAACGCTAAATATCCAAGAGCTTTATTTCAATACGATACTTTTAGATGTAGTAATCACCCGTATTTCTCGTGCTGAATATATGGCATTGCCAAATAAATCTCAAACAGGAAGACCAACAAGTTTCTACGTAGATCGGCAAATTAATCCAGTGATTTATCTGTGGCCAACACCATCGGCGCAATATAACAATTTGTTTTATACGCGCGTTGTTATGTTGCAAGATGTGGGGCAATTAACCAATAATCCTCAAATACCCCAAAGATTTTATGAAGCTTTCTGTGCTGGTGTTGCAGTTAAATTAGCTTTGAAATATAGACCTGAAAAATATGAAAGTTTGCGAACTGATTATGATCACGCTTTTAATTTAGCGGCGAGAGAAGATGTAGAACGTGAACCATTAAGAATATACGGGGATTATACCCAAGGATGGAGCCGCGTATGAGTTATCGTCCCAAGGGTAAATATGTCAATATTAATCAAGATTTTCCTGAAGCATTAGGTATTTGTGATTATACAGGGTTTGTTTTTAACCGAAAAGATCTAGTGAAACAAATGGAATGGCGCGGGAATGCTCTAATTTGGACAGGATTGTTTGTGGGGCGTCCATATGTAGACACGCCAAACGAACAGTTACGTCCTCCAATCTTGCCTCCTGATCCGGTTCCTGTTTTGTTTCCGAGACTTCAGCAACCAACACAATATACTTGGTCTAATGCAACGTTTAATACTTTTGGAGCTGATGATATCGATCGTTTTAGCGATACATTTGGATTAGATGATGGGATTCCTGCTTTATCTCCTGCACAACGCTTAGATCAACTTCAAACATATAATTGGGGACTTGCATGACGGACTTAACAAATCGTGTGTTTGCTTCTGCTTATGGGGATTTACTCACAACGACAAACGACGGCCAAGGATTAACGAATGTTTTGCAAAATTTACAAGATGGCCTTGGTAATAACAGTCCAATACAAATTGCAACTAATGCAGTAAATTTTAATCGTACAGTTGGAACTTTTCAGCTTGATTCTGTTGCAATTACATCTTCGGCTTCAAATATAAATCAAGTTACTCAAAGCAATCCAATTTTACCAGGGACAGGCAGTGTGACACTACCTTCTGGAACAACAGGGGAAAGACCTGGAACTCCAACGGCAGGTGAGATGCGTTTTAATTCAACTACATCAATGGTTGAATATTACAACGGTACAATTTGGGTTAGTGTGTGAAAGGATAGAATATGTCTATTAATACAAAATCTCCAGCAACCTTTACAACAACAGTACTTATTGGAGATCCTACCTTATCACCAAATGGTGGCGCTGATTCTATTCCTGTTTTATCTCGAAATAATGATTCTCCTGTATCTGCTGCTCTTGAAATTCAATCAACGGATAGCGCACTTCTTTTTCCTCGGATGACAACGACGCAGAGAGATGCAATCCCAAATCCAGTTGATGGGATGATGATCTATAACACAACTGAGCCAAATTTTGATCTTCGAATTGGAGGAGCATGGACAGAAATTGGTGTTGGTGGAGGAGATGTTGTTGGCCCAGGGGTTTCAGTCACAAACGATATTGCTGTTTTTGCTGATACAACAGGAAAAGTGTTGGCTGATAGTGGAGTACCTGTAACGCAGGTGCCTCAGCTTGAACAAGTTCGTCAATTAAAATTAAGTAAAGGATTGGATGCTTTTGTAAATGTAAACCAAATTGGAAACCTGGGGCATCTAGCGTTTACAAATGGTGTTGGGCTTCTTTTTGTTGATAGTTTAATGCCTGTCGAATTTATCGATAATAATTATGGCGCAGGAAATCAAGTATGTTCACTTTTTACTGGAGATCTACCCTCAAGTTCTACAACTCCAAGCGCTTTAGTTGAACTTCAGTCTACTACTGGTGCTTTCTTGCTTTCTAGAA